AAGTTTGATACTTACCCGTCAGCCTATGCAAACATGTACGCCTCGCAAGTGTGCAAAGGCAAGATAACTCCGGGTGGCAAGAAAGGTAGTAAGAAAAGCTAATGGCATTAACTAAAGGCGGTAAGAAAAAAGTTAAAAAAGTCATAAAAGGCTTGAACAAAGCCTCTAAGCTACACGCAGGGCAAGCAAATACCCTTAAAAAAATTGTTAAATCCCCTGCTAGGGGTAGGAAGAAGTAATGGGCGCTCTTAAAGATTGGGTAAAACAAGATTGGGTTCGTATCGGCACTGACGGTAAGGTCAAGGGCAAGTGCGGTACGTCTAAAGATAAGAAGAATCCAGATCGTTGTTTGCCAAGAAGTAAAGCGAATAGCTTGTCTCAAAGCGAAAGAGCTTCGACAGCGAGGAAAAAGAAGAAAGCTGGCGCAAAAGGTAAAACGGTGGTAGCAAATACACCAAAGGCAAAAGTTAAAATGGCAGATGGCGGTTTAGCTAGACGTAAACGGGATGTGGCTCGTGGATGTGGGGCAGTCATGGAAGGTCGCCGTAAAGCAACGTTGTACACGTAAGAGGACCAAACTATGGCTACATCAAATACTACAGCGTTTGACATGGACTTCACCGAGATTGCGGAGGAAGCATGGGAGCGTGCAGGCCGTGAGATGCGGTCTGGCTATGATTTAAAAACCGCTAGGCGGTCTATGAACTTGATGACTATTGAGTGGCAAAATCGTGGCATAAACATGTGGACAATAGATGAGGGCACTGTATCGCTAGTAAAAGGTACGTCTCAGTACAACCTGCCAACGGATACCATAGATTTGCTTGAACAGGTAATTCGTACTAACAGTGGTAACACTACGACACAATCCGACCTTACCATAAACCGTATCAGTGTAAGTACGTATGCGTCTATACCTAACAAATTATCACAAGGGCGTCCTATACAGGTTTGGATTGAACGGTTAGGTACGCAACCTAGAATAAACGTGTGGCCTGTGCCTGATAGTGGAGATTACATATTTAAATACTACCGCATGCGACGCATCGAAGACGCTGGTGCAGGTGTAGAGACGGCAGACATGCCGTTTAGGTTTTTACCGTGTCTTGTAGCGGGTCTGGCGTATCACATAGCCACTAAAATACCTGAATTGGTAGAACGTATACCCATGTTAAAGGGTATGTATGACGAACAATTTAATATGGCTGCTGGAGAAGATAGAGAAAAGGCATCTGTCCGTTTTGTGCCACGTGTAGGAAATATGTAATGGGTACATTTGCTTCGTCCAAAAAAGCTTTAGGGATATGTGATATATGTGGTTTTACGTATAAATTACGTAGGTTACGTGATATTATTAGAAAAGGTACAAATACTAATTTAAAAGCTTGTCCTGAATGTTGGAGTCCAGACCACCCACAACTAAAACTAGGTGAGTTTCCTATAAATGACCCACAGGCGTTACGTGACCCTCGTCCAGATAGCGCAGAATTAGAGGCAAGTAGAAACATTCAGTTTGGTTTTGATCCAGTGGGTCTTAACAACCCTTTTGGTTTAGCTCCTAATAACTTATTAGCTACTGGGTTTATAGGTAACGTTACGGTGACCACATGAATTATACATCATTAAAAACCAACATAGAAGATATTTGCGAAACATCTTTTACTGCTGACCAGCTTGCTCTGTTTACACAACAAGCCGAAGAAAAGATACTTCAAACCGTGGATATACCTGCGCTACGTAAAGTGGATGATGGTCCTTTGACGTCTACAAATAAACTGTACACGTTGCCGACAGACTATCTATACACATACAGCCTAGCGATTATAAGTAGTAGCACATACACTTACCTGTTAAATAAGGACGTTAACTTTTTACGTGAAGCGTACCCTGTTAATACTAGCGCTAAATACGGCGCACCTAAATTTTATGCTCAGTACAGCGAAACACAAATTGAACTCGCACCTACACCCGATGTTAACTACGAGCTTGAGCATGTCTACGGGTATTATCCTACATCTATTGTAAGTGGTAGCACGTCTTGGTTGGGGGACAATGCTAGCTCTGCGCTGTTAAATGGGGCGTTAATTGAAGCTATACGTTTTCTTAAAGGTGAACCTGATGTAGTAGCCATGTATGAAAAACTTTACCTCCAGTCTATTACGTTGTTAATGGAGATGGGAGATGGTAAACTGCGTAGAGATGCTTATCGTTCGGGTCAGAAACGGATACCAGTGTCTTAGGAGTGATAAATGGCCTTTACTGGCAATTATATGTGTACGTCTTTTAAACTAGCTCTGTTAGAGGGCGAGATGGACTTTAGTTCTGATACATCACAGACGTTTAAAATAGCGTTGTTTACATCTGATGCTACGTTAGATGAGACAACAACTGCGTATGCTACTACAAATGAGGTTTCTGGCACAGGATATGATGCAGGCGGTAAGACACTTACAGCAACTACGTCTAGTTCAGGCGCTACAGCGTTTGTAGACTTTGGAGATGTAACTTGGACAAGTTCAACTATAACAGCTAGGGGCGCTTTAATATACAAATTGGGCGGTACAAACCCTGCGGTAGCCGTGCTAGACTTCGGAGCTAATAAGTCTTCCAGTAACAGCACATTTCCAATAACATTTCCTACAGCAGATGTTTCAAGTGCGATTATACGTATAGGACAAGAAGGATTAAAAAATGGCGAGTACGTTTGAAAACAACTTACGTCTTGAAGAAATGGGAACCGGAGAAAACTCTGGTACTTGGGGTACAAAGACAAATGTAAACCTTGAGTTGATAACTGATTCTTTAAGCTATAGTTCTACAGGCGAAGCCATAGCAAACGCCTCTACCCACACTATTACAATGGCTGATGGGGTGGCTGATGAATTTCGGTCTTTGTATCTAAAATGTACAGGTGGAGGGCAGGCTTGTACAGTAACTCTTGCACCTAACACATTATCTAAAGTCTGGCTTATTGAAAATACAACGGCAGCAACTTTGACCTTTTCACAAGGGTCTGGCGCAAATATAGCTATTTTAGCAGGTCAGGTTAAAATGGTTGCTACAGATGGCGCAGGGTCTGGTGCGGCTGTGTTTGACCTTATGCAAGATTTAGCTGTACCTGACTTGTTTGTAGATGACGATCTTACTTTACAATCTGACAGTGCAGTGCTTGGTTTTGGTGCAGATAAGGATACTACATTAACTCATACTGACGGTTCTGGTCTGACGTTAAATAGTGCTAACAAAATAATGTTTCGGGATGCCGCGCTTTCAATTAGTTCCAGCGCAGACGCTACCTTAGATTTAGCTGCTGATGGAGATATTAATCTTACTGCTGGTGTAGACATTAACATACCTGCAAATGTAGGTCTTACTTTTGGTAACGACGCAGAGAAGATAGAAGGTGATGGTACAGACCTCACTATTGCAGGTAATAACATTAATCTTACCGCTGTAGCAGACGTTGTTGTACCCGCTAATGTTGGCATTACTTTTGGCACTGGTGAAAAGATTGAAGGTGACAATACAGATATAACTGTTACTTCTGGCGCAGATATTAACCTTACAGCTACAGCAGATATAAACGTACCATCAGGCGTAGGTATGACTTTTGGTGATGATGGTGAGAAGATAGAAGGTGATGGTACTAACCTTGCAATTAATTCTTCGGGCGATGTAAACATTACCGCTACGACTGTTGATCTTGACGGTAATTTAGAAGTCTCAGGTACAATTACTTTAGGTTCTGGCGCAGTAATATCTGAAGCCGAACTTGAGATGCTTGACGGTATCACCGCAGGTACAGTTGCAGCAAGCAAAGCAGTTGTTGTTGACGCAAATAAAGACGCTGCAAGTTTCCGTAATCTAACATCTACTGGGGCAGTTACGGCTGGCAGCTTTGTTATTGGTTCAGCAGATATAAACGAGAATGATTTAGAAACGATTGATGGCATTACGGCTGGAACTGTAGCTGCTTCAAAAGCTATGGTCGTTGACGCAAATAAAGACATCACAGGTGCGAGAAACATAACGCTGACAGGTGAGCTAGACGCTGGTTCCTTGGATATTAGTGGTGACAT